GAAGAGCTTAAACAAAACCTAAATAAAAAAGAAGAAGAAGTAAATAATATTGCTTCTCGTAGCGTTGGATCAAGTGAGAAGCAGCTAACTCAAAATATTGAACTGGCACGTCAAGCTTATCTTCAGGCATTTGACGAAGGAGATAAAGAAAAGGTTTTGGCAGCGCAGGAAATTCTAAATGCTGCTCAAGCTGATCTTAAAACCGTTCAAAACTATAAAGCTAATATTGCAAAGCGAATGGAAGAAGCTTCAAAAGAAGTAGAAAAGGAACCAGAGCTTGTATCGCAGACTCAGGCTTATGATCCAAAAGCAAATGAATGGGCGCAGCGAAATGATTGGTTTGGACAAGATACAGTTAAAACCGCAGCCGCTCTTGCAATAGATGCTGAACTGAAGGGAGAAGGATATGATCCCAGTGATGACGAATTTTATGAAGAAATTGACAAGCGCCTTGAAATGGCCTTTGGTCAAACTTCAAACCGTGTGCAGGAAACTGAGAGACAAAGTAACTCAGGCACGTCACAACCTGCTCAAGTGGTTTCGGGGGCTTCACGCTCGTCTCCGAACTCTAATAAAAAAGTAAAGCTTTCCAAAGAAGACGTAAGGCTTGCTAATAAATGGGGCATCCCACTTGAACAGTATGCCGCCGAGAAGCTGAAGGTAACTTCGGCTGATGGTGAATATACTAACATAAACATGTAGGCGTGGAGGAAAGAATATGACACGAAATGAATCACGTACTGAGAGTATGCGGGAACAGAATACTAGAGAAGAAGAGTGGACTTTTGAAGAGCCGAATGCTCTGGACATTCCAGAAAGTGTGAAAGCACGTTTTGATAATGAGGGCATGGCGCTACGTTGGATACGAATCTCCCTTCAGGGTCAGGATGACATCACGAATGTTGGCAAAAAGCTGCAAGCAGGATGGGTGTTTGTAACTCCAGATGAAGTTCCCGAAATGTCTCTTACATCCTTCGTGAGGGATGAAGGCAGGTATCAAGGCTCTGTGTGTCGAGGTGATGTAGCCTTGGTTAAAATGCCAGCCGGAAAAGTGAATGCTCGTAGGAAATTCTATGAAGGTAAATCAAACGATCAGATGGAAGCTGTCAACTCTCAGTTGATGAAAAACTCTGATTCACGTTTTCCTATTTCCAACACGAGTCGTTCTGTTACAACCAAGGGAAGGCAACCGTCCTTTCAGGACTAGCCTCCCATAATTAAGGAGATGAAACATGTCTACTACTAAAGCATTTCGTGGTTTCATTCCTGCTCGTAAAAAAGGTGGCGGCTACAACAACGAAGCCGTGACCGACATGATTACTCTGACCTCTTCGGGTCAGGCTCAGACGCCCTCCAATAGCATCTTTACCGGCGATCCGGTGGTGCTTCCCGGTGCGAACTTTGCGACGATTTCTCCGTATATCGCTGCGACGCTCAAGCCGTCTGGAGTGTTCATGGGTTGTCAGTATGTTGAAAATGGCGAGCAGAAGTTCTCTCGGTATTGGCCGGGCGGAACGAGTGCCACGGATATTAAATTCTTTGTGATCACTGATCCCGATCAGACGTATTACATTCAGGCTTCTCTGTCGCTTTCGGCGGCTGAGTTGGCTATTGTCAAAAACTACAACGTAACCGTTAGCTCCACTGCCTCTTCGGGCAGCACGACTACGGGTCAGTCGAGCTACTATCTGGACGGTGCGTCCGGCACGGAAGCTGCTGCTGCCGTTCGTGTGATTGGTAAAGCTCAGTTCCCTGATGAAAAGGACTCTGATGCTTATCCGATTGTGGAAGTATGGCTCAACCATCACCGTGACCGTTTTGTAACGGCTACGGCGTCAACGGCTTAATAGGGAGGATTTATCATGGCTATTAATAGAGCTAGTATTGCTAAAGAACTCCTTCCCGGTCTTAACGCCGTTTTTGGGATGGAGTATGGAGAGGTCAATAACGAACATGAGGCTCTCTATGAGATTGAAAATTCTGACCGTGCCTTTGAAGAAGAAGTTCTCTTCACGGGCTTCGGCACCGCCCCTACTAAGGGAGAGGGTGCATCGGTTTCTTATGATGACGCACAGGAAAGCTACACGGCTCGCTACACGGCGGAAACCGTTGCGCTTGCTTTTGCTGTCACCGAAGAAGCGATGGAAGACAATCTTTATGACACGTTCGCTAAACTTCGTGCAAGGGGTCTTGCCCGTGCAATGGCGAACACCAAGCAGGTGAAGGCTGCTAACATCTACAATAATGGTTTCACTGATACCATTGGTGATGGCGCTCCGTTCTTCTCTGCGGCTCATCCGACGATTTCTGATGGTCTTCAGTCTAACCTTCTTGGTGCGGCTGACCTGTCGGAAGCTACGCTTGAAACTGCGCTTACCGCCATTCAGAAGATCAAAGATGATCGTGGTATTCTGGTTGGTGCTAGTGCGATTTCTCTGCATATCCCGGTTGATTACTGGGCGGTTGCGGATCGTGTTCTTTCGTCGCCGGGCAACACTCAGGCGAGTGCTGGCGGTGCGAACCCGAATACGAACGCCATCAATGCGACCCGTCACATGGGCATGGTTCCTGAAGGCTTCTTCATTAACCGTCGCTTCACTGACACGGACGCATGGTTTGTTAAGACGGACGTTCCGAACGGCACGAAGATGTTTGTGCGGTCGCCGCTTCAGACCAAGATGGAACCGGACTTCGACACCGGCAACCTTCGATTCAAGGCTCGTGAGCGTTATAGCTTCGGCGTCTCGGATTGGCGTGGCTGGTTTGGTAGCGCTGGTTAATCAGCAAATGAGGGAGGGTGGCTTCGGCCACTCTCTCTTCATTCTTAAAGGAGATACATATGGCTTCAAATATTAAAGTTGCGATAGCCACAGGTGACTCAGTTCTTAAATATGTAGAAGACGATACGACTGTTGGCAGTAATGGAACTGCTGATAGTAATATTCCTAGCGTCTCTCGGATTGTTGCGGTACATGCTGTGGCAACTCTTGGCGGCTCTTTTGCTATTAAAGGTCAGAGGCAGATTACAAATAAGACAGCAGAAGGTACTGCAATTAAGTTTCAGGTGGTAGCCAGCGAATCTACTGATATTTATATGGGTGACTTGGGAGTTGCCGTCTATGGTGTGGTTAGCGTTTCAGCGCCCACTGATGGTTCCGTTCTTACCGTAATGCTTAATTAATTATGCCTAATTATGCTTATCTAAAGACAGACCTGATTAATACAACGGAGAATGACTCTACGGAGTTTTCTACGCAGGTATCTGCTTTTGTAAAGAAAACAGAGTTTCGATTGGTGAAAGACTTGGACGATGTAGGTCTGAGCGAATATGCCAATGTATCGGTATCGGCTGGAAATGCTGGTGCCGTTTCTTTGAATGATCGTACTCTTATTATCCGTAATGTTAACTTTGTAGTTAGCAGCGGTACAAGTACGACTAATCTTCTTCAAAGAACAAATGAATATGTAAATGACTACTGGCCGGTGAGCGCCTCTACTGGAACGCCTCGGTATTATAGTCGCAGAACTAATTCTTCTATTCGTATAGTGCCTACACCAGTGTCGGTTCTTACAGTAGAAGTTGAATCACAATCACAGCCGCTTGCCCTTGCTTCTGCTACGGGAACTAGCGTGACAACTACAAACTACTTTAGCGAATATTGTTATGATGCTCTCTTTGCTGGCTGCATGGTAGAGGCAACCATGTATATGAAAGATTGGAATACCCTTCCTGTTTGGCAGCAGCAGTATCAGACCGCAATAGATCAACTTAGAAATCAAGCACGTCGCAGCAGACAGGATGATATGGCAGTTGCTGGCTCTCCTGCTGGTGGACCTAACACAATTATACAAGGAGCAAGTTAATGGCTGGAAGAAAAATCGCATCTACTGTTGGTAAACAAATAGGTAAAATTATTAGTCCAGAAGATGCAGCTAAAAGACTAAAAGGACGCAAGAGAAAACTTCAAACTGGTCCTAAAACTGACCCAAAAAAACTTGAAGATATGCAGGCTGCTGGGAAAAGAGCTAAAAAGGCTGCGCCAAAAAGTAATGGCAAACCCAAAAGAAATTATAATATGGATGCTAAACAGTTTGAACCTAATAAGCCGCAGGCTGCTGGTATGGTTAAGAGAGAGTCTTCTCTTAAAAGTAAAAAGGCAAAACTAGCTGAAGAATATGATGGGCTAACCGCAGGTGCTAAAAGAGCCGAACGACTAAAAGGTAATAAAAGTAAGTTTTACTCTGTCTTTAAAGATAGGGGAATGACCCCAATGAAGAGTGGTGGCTACATGAAAAAGAAAATGGCTGGTGGTGGCGCACTAAAACCTGTAGACAAAGCTAAAAATCCGGGCGTTGCTGAACTTCCTAAGCCTGTTCGTAATAGAATGGGATTTGCTAAAAAAGGAAAGAAAGTTAGCGAAAGCATGATGGAAGATTATACTTCTGTTCCGAAAGAACTTTCTGCACAAGCTCAGGCTAAAAAGAAAAAGAAAATGGGTGGTGGTAAAGTTTACAAACGCAAACATAGCGGTAAGGTTATTAAAAATAATATGAGCGGACAAGACCTTGTAAACGCTTGTTATGACTAATCGCTCTAGCATACGAAAACAAGTCACTCGCCCCGGTAAAGTAAAGAAAGTAATGGGCGAATACAAACGGGGTAAACTTAAAAGTAGCTCTGGCAGAAAAGTTACAAATAGGAAACAGGCT